GGAGCATAATAACATGGCAACGACAATTAATCACCCTTATCAAACGAATATTCTAAGTGCTACAGGTTCTGCCGAAGTATTAGGGCGTGGTAGTAATACGTATACTGATACATGGTCTCATTCAAGCGTATTAACACACTTAGAAGATTGGGATAAGTTTAGTAACTTTCCTACTGCAGTACGTACTGGCAATTTTGTTTGGGTTTTACAGCAAATTTACGGTAGTAATAACGAAGCTATTTGGATTTTGGCCGATGTTGTACCTGATCCATCTGTTGATCGACAATTCGGTAATAATATTGCATATCCCGAAATACCAGACCACGTTAAATACCAGTTTGATTTTACTGCAAACGCAGCTGCTTATAAGGCAGGTGTTGATAGTATTAATACTGATACCACTGCAGGCGGTTATGACATATCAATTGACGGAACACCACGATACGCTTTTACAATAACAGATCATCAAACCGCCAAGGCAAATGGTGATACACAATCTTATTTTGACTTGTCAACTCGCCAATATAAAGAAATAGTTTATAATGGTAGCAATGGTGGGGGCTTTATTACTACAGATACTGCACATATTCCACGTTTATTCGGATGGGGATCAAAACAAAGATTATTGCAAACTGATAACTCAGCATTTAATGTGCCGTCTGACGGAAATGATTTCATATACAACTTATGGGCACCATTTGCAACAAAGGCACAATTCGATACGTTATATGGTACAGAAGATGCATGGATTCATAGTACTGTTAGCGCTTCACACCACGTTTTGTTTGATCAAGTTTATATTAAAACTGGAAGCAACGGCAACCGCACAGTAGTTTATAATGAAGACACAGTAATAGCTACAAGCGAACCACGCGTTTATCCATTCGCATTACCTACGTTCACATCTAATACGTTGTTTCAAGAAATACCGGGTGATACGACTGGCGATGGCATCGATAATACACCAAGCTTCGAAGATGCATTAGCACTTACTGCTGTTGCTTCTATAATAGAGTGCGATGGTTTTCCAGGTGACTTAATACCGGGCTTAGACATGGAAGCCATCAACAAAAAGCTCAAGGCTGCAAAGGCTGGTATAGAGTCAGCCATAGACTCAACAGGCCTTTTGGATTTGGGAGAAAAGCTCGAGGGGTTTAAGGACGGTCTATTGGACAAGTTTCCAAAGGCGATTGAAGTACAAAATTTTATAGAAGCTATCGCTGATTTGGATCTAAACAATCTTGCAAAGGAAGGGATAGAAGCTATAAAGGGTAGTTTAAAGGAAGAGTGGAGAGAGGCCATTGATGAAGTAGATGAATTCGTAGATGGTATAATTGATAACATCGCAGATTTTGACATATGTTCTCTGACTGGCCTGAAAGGTAAGACAGGCGACGACGGTAAATTGGTGAAGAAGCCCGAGACTCCAAGTATACCTGATAAGGCTATTGAGGCTCCTAAGCAGAGTTCGTATGCTTCTACACAGTCAAAGGGTACAGCTCAGACTAAGGCGGCGGCGTCAGCAGGTATTACTCCTAGAGACATTGAGAATGCAAACAATGCATTAGAAAAAAATTGGCAGGATTTAAGTGAAGATGCTCAATTTTCATGGGGGAGGAAAATTGAGGTTGGTCCTCAGGAAGGCCCTCGTCGGACTTTCTTCTCTGATGAAATCGAGTGGGAGGGAGTGCTAGATGAGAATGGAAAATTAGTTCCTAAAGTAGATGCGTATGGAAACTGGATCCGGACGGATGGAGTTGGTGGTGGAGGTCAAGCTGAGTTCGCTGGTGGAGGATCAGAATTCTCTTCCCAGCCCGAGGCCAGTTTCAGAGACGGACTTGGCGGTGAAGTTAAGTTTCACGGCTCTGGCATTGGAACGGTATACGATAGAAAGAAAAGGCCAGAGCTTTATGAAAATGGCGCCGGCGGTGGTCGGTATACTGGTGTTCCCGTAAATCCCTACGATCTCGATCCGGATCGGGACGCAAAAAAGGCAGGAACCGGACCCCTATATAAGGGCTTTCTGGGGTTCCCGAATCTTGGGAGAACTGGAGCAGATTTAGTCTTACCTCCAGACGTTCCAGGTATAACTAGTCCACTCACGCCTCCAAGCGTTCCAGGTATAACTAATACTGATCCAGAAGTTCAACAACGCGTTGATGATTTTATAAACTTGGAGGGAGGAGGAAGCCCCGGGGCAGCAAACAAGTTGTCGGAACAGCCTGTATCTAAGACCGGTCCAGAGTGGGAAAAACGCCTCCAAGAAATTAAGGCTAGTAAAGATTGGCAAACTTACATAACAGCGTTCAATAATAAAGTTCATCCCATGGACAAGTATAGTCTCCCAGGTGATAGTGGGCTCAATTCCCGCGGTGGTATGTCGCAGGAAAGTTTAGATAAACTCGGGAGGGATATCCAGCAAGTAACAATGGGTCTATATATTTACCGCCAGTGGAAAGCACGATTTAATTACTATAAAGAGAAATTAAAGAATTCTATGCTTGTAGACGGGAAACGTGGAGAATACTTCCCGTCTGCTGACTACGATATTACGGATAAATGGAAGACTTACAACGAAGCCTACCCTGGAAGTCTGGTGGCTCCGGGTTCTTCGTTTTATCTTGATGACATTGTCTCAATGAATCAAACAGGTTTTGCTGATGAGTTTTTCGGCACTACTATGACTGAAAAAGCCGCCAATACAGTAGGTGGTATGGATAATGAATTTATTACTGCTATCAAAAAATATTTCTTCAGTAAAGAAGGTGTAAGACTACAACAAGAAATAATGATGGGTCAAGATCCACCATTCGATGAAATTATTCAAAAGAAACTTCTAGATGCTCTTGTACCTAATGATAATGAAGGTGATCCGGTCACCGATAATGTTGCACCGATTAAAGGATACGACCCAAAATCAAAGAAAGATATTCCTGGTAGAGTTATAAACATATCAGCTACTGAGGGTGCATCTCGCTCTGGGCCGGTTCAAACTGATCTCTTGAATATATTAAAAAGATCTGCTAAACAAGCAAATTACACTATCGAGATTTTTTCAGGTGGACAAGTACCAGCAGCTAAGGGAGGTATACATGGCGTCAATCGCTATGGCAATACTAAAAGACATGACGATGGATATGCCGCTGATATATACACATATAATGAAAATGGCCGGCAGCTTAGAGTGCAGTCAGATCCAAATCATAAGGACACTCTTGCTATAAGAGACTTTATAATAATACTGCTAAAGAATGGTATTACTTCTGTAGGAGCCGATGATGATTATATGAATGGGGATCTCCACGTAGATATTGCAATACCTAGTAAAGCCACGCCAATAGCACATTGGGGAAAAGGGCCCGGAGGCCTTAAATCCGAGTACGCTCCGGCGTGGTTAACAACAATATTTAATGGTAACTACGATAAACAGTATACTCAAATGCTACTTAAAAAAGAATTAGAAAGAAGAAAAAATAACACAGGGTAATTAAATGAAAAATATATATTTAAAACCAGACGTTAATGGATTTGTAAATGAGAAATTTCTTACTGTTGCAATTTCAGATGAAGTACGTAAGACAAAGCTCAACAGCTATATTCCGGCCGGTTCAAACACTCATAAGGTTTATAGTGGTAAACCAGAAGAGTATGCGTTGTACTTTATTTCGTTGATGAAAGAGTCTTCTCAGCTTAATGCTAACTTTAGTAAGGTTGAGAGATCATATTCCTCAACAGGCAATTTGGAAGAGGTTCAACGCCTAGGCCTGTTTAGTGTGAATCCAGCAACCTGCCCTGGAATCGATGATGTAAAACTTTTCCTACCTGAAGTTAATATTGTTGAGGGTGTTCGGTTATACGAAGAGTTAATATTGAGAGAAGGTAAGCTTCCTGAGGTAAACGGTGTAATTTTTATATAAATAGAATAATATGGGTTTAAGATCAGATTTTAATGTTAACGAGAAGGTACCGTCAATCGCTTCGGTTAGTGAGTCTGGTCTTTTTGCTGACATCCCCCTTGATTTTATTCCTCATCCTAACACAAAGGATATTCGTCCTATCACAGATGTTCAGGCAATTCGGCAGGCCGTAAAGATTCTCGTCTTAAGTAACTTTACTGATCGTCCATTTCATCCTGAACTTGGTGCTAATGTGACACGATATTTATTTGAAAATCCAGATTCATTTACAGCAGCTGCAATTAGGGATGAGATATTAAGAATCATAAGAAGAAAAGAGCCTCGTGTTAGAAATCCAAAAGTAGAAGTAGAACTTGACGAAGAGTATAACCGCCTTCTTGTAACATTAATTTTCCAAATTAGAAATACAAACACCAATACCGAGGTATCTTTCTACCTCGATCGAATCCGCTAAAATACCATGGCAATTAAACAATTAAATATCGCAGAACTTGATTTCGATAAGATCAAGGAAGAAATCAAATTATACTACAAAAGGACTGATGGACCATTTAAGGATTTTGATTATGATGGTTCCGGTCTTAATATACTTCTTGACATTCTTGCACATAACACACACTACAATGCTGTATTAGCACACCTTGCAGCGAACGAATCATTCATCTCTTCTGCACAGCTTAGAAAGAACGTTGTAGCCCGTGCAAAGACTCTTGGTTATACACCTAAAAGTTCTTCAGCGGCGGGGGTAGTTCTTAAGATGACCGGGCTTAACGCAGCTATCACATCTCTACCGGAAGGTACAGCATTTACATCTTCTGATACATTAAATAATCAAACATATAACTTTGTTACTTTTGAAAATACTTCGGTTGGGGAAGGTACAGAATTTACAGTTTTTCAGGGTGCTATTAAAACAAAAGAATATATATTTGATGACAGTATTCCTAACCTTACGTTTGAAATACCAGAAATAAATATTGATAAATCAAAACTTGTTGTAACAGTCGGTGATTCTGTTAGTAGCACACAGAAAGAAGTTTATACTCAGTTTTCTGAGCTTCCTGGTTTAGACAGTACGACAGCCGTATATTTTCTCAGTGAAAATCCAAGTGGAAAATATCAAATCTCCTTTGGTGATGGAATAGTAGGTAAAAAGCCTTTACCGGGCTCTCTTATATCAATTAAATATTTAATTACAGACGCTGGCGCTGCAAATGGTTTATCAGTATTTACAACATCAGATTCTTTATTTGATAGTTTTAGTAAACCTTCAATAACATCAATTGCTGCTTCTTCGGGAGGAGGTTCACGGGAAAATATTGAAAGTATCAGAGCAAATGCTCCTCTTCAATTTGTGTCGCAAAACCGAGCTGTTACGGTTGATGATTACAAGGCTATTGTTCGTAGTAACTCAACTGCAGAAACAGTATCAGTTTGGGGAGGAGAGGATAACGAACCACCTGAATATGGTAGAGTCTTTATCTCAGCAAAACCAGGTGTGGGAAATACTCTTACCGATGATGAAAAAAACCGGCTATTGCCTATCCTAGACTCAAAGGGGATCTTAACGGTCCGACCTAAGTTTGTTGATCCAGAATTTATCTCTATATATTTTAATATTTTTGCAAATTACAATTCTACACTAACTAATCTTTCTGCAGACGGTATATCTTCACTTATTAGATCTGGCCTTACAGAATTTAGCAGCGAATTCCTTGAAAGCTTCGAAGGAATATTTAGATATTCACAATTCTTAAATTATGTTACTAATTTAGATCCTTCAATCCTAAGCGTATTTGCCAGGATATTTTGTAAGAAAGACTTTATTGCAACCACTTCTAATAATGCTCTCTATACAATAAATTTTGGATTTGAGCTAGAAAAACCATTAGATCCAACTAAATCGTTAATAACATCCACAGGATATGTATTTAATGGTGTTACATATTTCTTTAAAGATGAAGAATCTTCAACAGAAAATATTAGAAACATATACCGCTATTATGTTAATGTAGACAATGTTGAAATTTTAGATAAAAGAGATTGCGGAACAGTTGATTGCTCAACAGGTATTATTGAAATTAACGATTTTGATTTAGCATCTCAAACAAATATTTCAATCTTTGCTAGACCAGCATCGAATGATATAGCTCCCAAGAGAAACCAAATTGTTGAGATTGATTTGCTTAATACGACAATAGAATCAACGGTTGACACGGTTGCCGTCCGCGGTACATCAGGTGCAAGTGAATATGTTACAACACCACGCGAAGAATACTAATGCATACATCGATTGCCAGTTATAGACCTCAAAACCACGAGAAATCTAAAGTAAGAGAGCTCATCCCACAATTTCTTCGGGATGGAGCATCTAATTTGATTTCTTTTATTGAAGAGTACTATGATTACTTGAATCGTGAAGGGTTTGCATCATACGAACTAGCACATGCCATCGGTGAAAATGATATTGATTTTACTAGTGAAAAATACCTTAATGCTATTCAGGGGGAGATTGCAAAGGTAGTTCCTAACTCATCTGTAATTGATAGAAATACGCTTTACAAAAGAATAGTTCATTATTACCGTGTTAAAGGAACACCCGAAAGTGTTGAGGTCTTTTTCCAATTAATGTTCGATAGTATAGTTGAGGTCTACTATCCTTCTAATAATTTATTTAAACTGTCGGCAGGAACATATGATTCAGCAAGAAGTGCTTATGTTAAACAGTCTGGAAATTTATCGGGTATTGACAAAATTCAAGACTCTCACTTTTGGCAAGATTTTAGTTATCAATTAAAATCTACTATTTCCACTGAGCGGTGGATAGATTCATATGAACGTTTGGTACATCCGGCCGGGATGAAATTTTTTGTTTCTGTTCTTATTGAATCTGTGATAAGAAACCGCTGGGAAGATGTAGAAACATATACCAGTGATGTTGATAATACAGAAAGTTGGCTTGAAAACTTAAGACCTCCTAAATTGAGAGGTTTCCAATCTACTGAAGGTTATCACACGCCCAGATATCAACCAGGATGGCTCAGTACTACTATTGCAGAATTTATTAATGGTGTGTTTGAAAATTATTATGGATCTTCAGAACCTAATAACCCTAACAATTCTTCCTTTGATCGAACTGTAATAATTCAAGCTATACTTAACATTATTAATACTAATTGGTCAAACAGCATTAATGCTAATCAGTACTTTACTAGAGGATTCTGGGATGATCCGGCATGCCTCTCTGAACAGGAAGGTACGGATACAGCTCCGGAGCTGGCTCACCTCCGGAAGGGAATTTCGTCAGGCCTGACGTTATTTGAGGTACCTCTATCACTTTTAATTAATGAATATCAACAAGAATACGTAACAGGTCGATTAGAGACTGTTGACGCACCACAACCAGCAGTTGAAATAACAACTGCATAAAAAGTGTATATGAATAAAAATACACTCGTATAAATATTATAAATAACATTTAAGAAAACAATTAATTATGGCAGCAATTATTACAGATGACTTTCGTAGAAACCAAGCACGTCTTTTAGTCAATGACATTAAAGCATCGGCTGATGGTGAGTTTGACTCTACGGCAAATAGTTCTAGCAACTCAAACGAATCAAATTGGCCTTACCGAGGCAATAACCGATATGCGGTAGGTCTTGGTAAATCAGACTCATGGCCCGCACAAACCTCTGGTACAGTTACTGAAAATTCGACAAATTTTGTTATTCCTGCTCCTGCCGGAAACAGGCAAGAAGATGAAGATATTATTAATAATCTTTTTACTCTTAAAGATGTTAGTGGCGGATCTGTAAAACAGATGATTGCTAAAAACCCTTGGACATCAGGTAGAAAATATAAAGTATATGATTCAGCTGATAACGATGCGTTTTATTCAACAAATGATTTATATCCATGCTATGTAACACACGGAAATAGTGTTTGGATAGTTCTTTCAAACACGGCTGTAGATAATGGATTTACTGGAGTTATTGGTTCGACCACACCACCTGCGGTAAGCTCGGGTGGTGATTACGGATATTCAGCTCCAGCTCAAGGATACGTTTGGTGCGAGGTCGCAAAGTTAGATTCAAGTGATGCTCTTATAACAAATCAATTTGTTCCAATTAAAAGAAACGTGGATGTTAGTCCGGCGATTGACGCATCAATGCAGAAGAAAACCGCAGGACTTCTATCTCACGTTGGTGTTATCTCTGGAGGAAGCGGATATAGTTCTAATACAGCTATTACAGCAACTATAGTTGATCATACCGGTGAAGTAAAAACTCCCACTATAACATTTAAACCCATTATTCTAAATGGTGTTATTCAACGTGTTGATATTCGTGATTCTAATAGTAATCCAAATGAAGCTGGATCTTACGAATTTTGGACAAGTGGTGATGCCTCTGGTCTTGTTGCTAATAACGTAAATGTTGGTGATAGAATTAAATCTATTACTTTTCATATTACCGATACCGGTAGTAGTTCTTCTGGTTCTGGTTCTGGTTCTGGTGAAAGCTCCTCAGAAAGTAACTCCGGAAGCGGAGCACGATTAAGTGCTACTATAGCTCCTTCTACTGGATATGGATATAACGCAATAGACGTATTACCTGCATGGTTTGTTGGTATTAACGTTGACTTTGCAGGAACAGAAACTGACAGCGATGCACCAGCACTTAAGTTTAGACAAGTATCTTTGTTGAAAAACTTTATTAGAAATGCTGATTCTGGTGATACCTCCGCAGGGACTCTTGATGCTCTTCAATCTATTACTTTACGCAATCCTGCAAGTTCTTTTCCATCATTGACTGAAGGACAGGTTTTGTACCAAAAAACTACTAATGCTAAATTTTATTTTGATTATTACGATTCTGTTACTAGTAAACTATACTTTCACCAAAATTCAGATGGAGAAATAAACACAATTAAACCAAAGGCAGCCACTACCAATTCGATTGGAACAAGTGCTAATGGTAGTCAAGTCTCTGCGGGAGTACTTACAGTTAATCAACCGGAGTACCGATCTAGAATCACAGATACTAGTGCTGCTAATTTTGGTGAATTTAACGGAGAAGTTATTTTCCACGAAAACCGAAAGCCTTTCTCCCGCAACTCATCTCAGACTGAAGAGGTAAAACTCATTATACAACTCTAATAAATAAGATTTATGGCAATAACCACATACTCTGCGGCTCCTTATTCTGATGACTTTAGCCAGGACAAGAATTATCTAAGAATTCTTTTTAGGCCGGGGAGAAGCGTTCAAGTAAGAGAACTAAATCAGCTTCAATCTAATATTCAAGATCAGATTGATAAATTTGGTCGTCACGTTTTTAAAGACGGTGATCGTGTATTAGACGGATACACTAATTATGATTCGTCTATTCAGAGTATCGGAATCACGTGGGCAAACAGTTCAACCTCTCTCACTGATGCTCAACTTACCGCGTTAAAGGGGAAAGAAATAACGGCAACCAATTCTTCTGGGACTTGGAGAGCAAAGATTCTTAGTGTTGTTAAAGTAACTGATAATACAGTAGGTTACCGCTTGTATATAAAATTAATTGGTGGTGCAGGGACAATCATCACAAATAACGATTCTATAACTCTAGCAACCGGCGAAGCAAATATTACAATAGGAGGAAATACATATACCGCAGGAAATACAATTGCAACTGTTGTTACAGCTGTTGAGTCTCCTGGTTTTCACGGTGGTGTTTTCCAAGATGCCGGCGTATTTTTTATTAAAGGACACTTTGTTCATACTGATGCGACAGAAGCATTTTTTGCTAAGAGTGTAAATAGTGGTGTTATTTCTAAGTTAACTGGAAATGCTGTTTTTGATATAACAGAGACAATAGTAGAAAGTACAACAGATACTTCGCTTAATGATAACTCAAATGGTGAACCTAACGCAAATGCACCTGGTGCAGATCGTTATAAGATTTCGCTTAGTCTTAAGTTTATTCCTTCTACCAATACAAATGTTTTATCTGGCCAGCAACGTATTCAACTTCTTGATATTAAGGAAGATAGAGTTCTAAACCCTGCTCGTACTGAATATAGTGAGCTTGGTAAAGCACTTGCAGAAAGAACACAAGAAGAAAGTGGTTCATATGTCATCAATCCATTTAAGAACGAAGTTCGCGAATACTTAAATTCTGCTGGTAACCGTGGTAGATATACAGCCGCCGAAATTACAAATTCGGGAGGTACACCGCTTTTAGATCTTACCAATAGTACCGCTACGGCCGAAGGTAAGAAAAGATTTATTATAGGTGTTGAACCCGGAGTTGCATATGTCCAAGGTTATCGTGTAGAGCTTGAAGATAAGCAGGATGTTGTTTGTGATAAAGGAAGAGAATCTTCCGATGAAGGAACTGAAGCTAATTATAAGTTGTCAGTTAATCGTGGACAATTTATTGAAGGATCACTTACTCGAAGCGATACTAATGGCACTAAAGAAATAGCAATTGCTGATATTAGTGCTTTTGAATTTGCTCCGAATAAACAATACAAACTTTTTTCCTCTTCCACTTCTACTTCTGCTAACAATCAAGTTGGCACTTGTAGAATTCATGCAATTGAAAATACTAATTTTAACAGTGCTCCAAATCCGGCAGGAGATGAAACACCAGATAAAACAGAAGCTTCTAAAAGACTTTATATCTATGATATACAATTGTTGAGTGGTAAAAAACTTAGCCAAGCAAAAGCTCTTATTCTAAATCCTGCTACTGCTACACCCGATGAACATACAGTTTTACAAAATAGCAGCGGGTTTGAACTTAAAGATACTGCTGAAAACGCTTCTCGTATGGTATACCCTCTTGGAGACTATGATGTAAAATCTATTAATATTTCAGATGCAAAACGTATTGTTCAGAAGCGCTTTTCAACAACGACCCCGTCTGCTCAGTCACCAAACTTGGAAATGGTCTCGGCCGGGGTTATTAAAATTACTGCTGCTAGTGGTAACGGTTTTATAAGCACAGATCCAGATGATTACGTAGTTGTTCAGGCTAATGCTGGAACTGATAGCGCAGCAGGTGAAACATTTGCAAAGGATGTTACGATTGCAACGGTTTCGGGTCTTCAGGTTGCTACAATTAAACTTAGGCGCGCGGATGGAACTGCTCCTTCAAGTAGTGATCTTATTGTTGTGTTTGCTCCTGTTGAAGAACAAATGCCACTCGGTGTTAAAACACAAGCTACAGAAACATTTACAAATGGCGGGGTAAACCGGACATTAGGCCATGGTGATATTATCACTTTAAATAAAGTAGATGCATATAGTATTACGAGTATAAAACACGGGGACCCGGCTGCCAGCCCAAGTACTCAAATTACTTTACCTCTTTCTGATTTTGAATTATTTAGTGGACAAACTGATACACATTATGGTCTTTCACAAATTGTTTATAAAGGATCATTAAATTTAAGATCTAATAAGCTTGAGATCATATTTAGTTATTATAATCATACAACAGCAGGAGTATTTGCGGCAAACTCATATAAAACCGCTGGAGGAGCATTAGTTGATTTGGAAGATATTCCACGATATGAAGATCTTAAATTATCAAATTGTTTAGACTTTAGGCAATCAATTCAACTTGCTGGTGAAGAAACAAATACTAAACCGAATTCAGTTGCTAATGTTGCATTTACTTACTATAAAGCAAGGAAGGATATTATAGCTTTATCTCAACTAGGAGAACTTAAATATGTAAAAGGTAATGCATCTGAAAGTCCGGTATTTCCACAAATACCTTCGGACTCTTTAATACTTTACAGAATTAATAAGCCAGGATATTTATATTCCCTTAATGATTTGGTTATTGAAGTAGCCAATAATCGTAGATATACAATGCGTGATATCGGTGATCTTGAACAGCGTATTCACAATCTTGAATATTATACAGCATTATCACAATTAGAATCTGAAGCTACTGAAACACAAATTAACGATGGTGACGGTTTTCCAAGATTTAAAGGCGGTATTATTACTGATGCATTTAGAGGACACGGCGTTGGAGATACTAATAGTCCTGGTTATCGCGCTGCAATTGATCGTGATAACTTTACAGCACGACCAATGTATCTTTCTGATAATGCTCGTTGGAGCTATGTTGATACGAACACGGGAATGCAGACAGCTGCTACTAACAATGTTAGTTCATGGAATCCTGGTGAGCCTGGAAATTCGTTCACAGTACACTCTGGAAAACGTAAAAATTCTCTTACACTTGACTTTATTGAAAAGGTATTAGTTGATCAACCATATGCCTCAGATCACATTAGTGTTAATCCTTATGATGTTGCAACTTGGAGTGGTAACCTTGAACTTTCACCATCTAGTGATGAGTGGAAAGATGTTACTAATGCTCCTGAAATTGTCACAAATATTGACGGTGATAATAGTGCTATTATGCAACAGATTGCAAACAATCCAAACATATTAGGTACAGAATGGAATGAATGGGAAAGTGAATGGTCACCGAACCCTCGTGGTAGGGGAATAACTGACACGTTTAGTGAAGATGAGCGTCTCTCTCAGCGACGTGCTCTACGCAGAACATTCCGTAGAGAACTTCGTGAAGGTATTCAAACATCTCTTGTAGAAAACTTCCAAAGAGAAGTGATCGACGATAGAGTCTTAAATGTCACGTTCGTTCCATTCATTCGTTCTCGTAAGGTTCACTTTAAAGCAAGTATGCTTAAGCCGAATACTACTTTCTTCCTTTATTTTGATGATGTTAACATTACTTCATACGCTACTGATAGTGGCGCATTTGTTCAATTCGGAGGTGGTACTGGAGCCCCAACCACTGCTATCACACAGCAGCAGAGTGAAACTGTTATAAGATACGAGGGACTCTACGGTACTCCGGCTCCGGCAGGTGAGACTAGTATTACTGGAACGAATGGCACTATTGTTTCAAACAATGCTGGTGAAGTTGATGGTTGGTTTGTTATTCCTAATAACGATAGTCTTAGGTTCCGCACAGGTTCACGACAAGTTAGACTTACCGACAGTTCAACCAATAACAGAGTTTTAGAACTTACCGCTGCTGAAAGTACTTATCATGCTAAAGGATTATTGGAAACCCGTCAACAAACAATTCTTTCAACACGTCAACTCGTCTTCGAAAGAACACGGCTTCAAGAAAGAAGAAATGTTCTTATAAGTGAGCGTGTTGTTCGTAGGGATCCTGTCGCACAGACATTCATGATTGGAAATGAGCCTACTGGTATTTTCCTTTCTTCAGTTGATATTTTCTTCCAAGCGATAGACCCAAATCTTCCTGTTGAGCTTAGCATTGTTTCTGTTGAGAATGGTATTCCTACACAAAAGACAATTCCATTCTCACGGGTAACTAAACTTCCTGGTGCCGTCAATACCTCGCCGACCGACGCCAGCGCAGAAACCAAGTTTATGTTTGATACTCCAGTTTACCTACAACCTGGTGTTGAATATGCTATTGTTCTAATATCGAACAGCGCAAGATACCGAGTATGGCATGCTGAAGTTGGTGAAACTAATGTAGTTCCGTCTGGACAAAATGCTGAAACTATTAATAAGAATGTCAATATGGGTGTTCTTCTTAAGAGTCAGAACGCATCAACATGGACACCTGATCAAAATAAAGATCTTAAGTTTACACTAAACAGGGCTGATTTTAAAATCCCGTCAGTAAACAGCGGGGGAAACCAAACCGATCAGATAGGAGTATTCACCGGACTTTCACCACAAAGAGGGCAAGTCACATACATTAATGTTACTAACGGAGGTTCTGGTTATCTTGGTGGTCCTCCAGCAGTAACTCTTTCGGGAGGTGGTGCTACAACACAAGCAACTGCTAAAGCCTTTGTTAAAAAAGGAGGAGTCATTGACTATATTGAAGTTGTAACAAACGGCGCTGGTTACGGAAGCGGGACGATTACTGTTACTATTGCCGCTCCTAGTGAAATTAGTATTGTGAATAGCGCAGCAGGTGTTGACACTACTAATAATAGAATTATTCTTCCAGACAATGTTATTGAAGCAGTTAATGGACAAAAGTTCACATATAAAAAGAACGGCAGCCAATCTGCGATTACAAATTTACAGTCGGGAACCGAATACCATGCGAAAACCGTTGATTCCCTTGGGAATGAAGTTTCACATAGTCGATTAATACAACTAAGTACAAGTGCAGGAGGAACCGCAATAACTTTAGGATCACTAGGAGATCCAGAGCAAACTCTTCTTCCTACTTCAACCGCTGCGGCAACTGCCGAAAAAGATGTTTGGAAAGCTTCTGCGTATCTTCCTATTATTCAAGATATGCTTCTTCCAGAAGTAAGTGTTGATTACACATTAAATACTGCTGAAACTAAAGCATACACAGCATTTCCTGGAGAATTGGTTTACGCAGGCGATCGTGTTACTCATGACAAAGATAGTGGTCATGATAAGTCTGGTGCAGATCAGCTAAAACTTCAAGCGGAGCTTACTACAACTGATTCTAGACTTTCACCAATTGTTGATCTAGATCGTCTTTCCCTTGTTACATTTGATAATATTGTTAACGATTCAAACGAGTTTGAAACAACAGAAGATGACGGCCAATGCGCTGCAAGATATGTCACAAAGAGCGTTAAACTTGAAAATCCTTCTGATCAAGTTGATATTTACTTTGATGGTGTTCGCCCAGATGAATCAACAGCGATTGAAGTTTATGCTAGGTTTGGTAATAAAACATCTGCTAATTCTTTCGACGCTATTCCGTGGACTAAGATTGAAACAGATGGTGAAGTTCCAGTAAGTTCTAACTATCAATTTGGTGAAGTGCATTACACAGGTTCAGTCTCTGAAGAATTTGATCAAGTTGCTATTAAGATTCTATTTAGATCATCGAACTTGGCATACGTTCCTGAAATTAAAAACCTTAGAATTATTGCATCTCTATAATGGAAAGTAAGTTTATAAGAAAAGGCCTGGGAGTACTTATTAATAAAGATGAGTCGGCTTATAATGCAAGAATAATAGCAAAGAAAAATAGTCAAAAACACCAATCTCAAGAAGAAGAAATTCAATACTTAAAGGCTGAAATTGACGAGCTGAAAGAAATACTTAACACATTAATATTAGATAAATAGCAACATGGACTCTATAAATTTTGACAACTTTACCACCAATGGTGTAGAACTTAGCGATACACTTTCTAGTTGGAGGAAGAAGACGAATGGTATTATAGCAAAAATTAGTACAGAGGAAGCTGGATTAGACGCTTTACAACAAAAAGTTAACGGCTTTCAAGATGGTGCTAATACGGTTGCTCTTGGTAAGATACAACAAGTAAGTGACAATAAGCTTCTAGGTAATGTGAGCGGTAATACTGCTAATGTTAGTCAAATCGAAATTGATGTTACTGCATCAGGTCTTCAAGATTCTGATGATACAATTCCTACATCTAAAGCTGTTAAAGATCACGTTGCTACTCTTGTTAACGATACTGTGTACAAGAGTGGAATGGTAGTTGAAACATATGGAGGAAGATGTGTAGGTCAAACCGTTTCTTCATTATCAGGCAATGTAGTTATGCCAAATATTGCTACATCAGCTCAGCCTACTAATACTGGAGAAGTTATTGGTGCAGTACGAATTACACGGCCGACGGGAATTAAATATATCATATATGACTTTGATTATCAAGCAGGGTGGGATTATACTGACATCACCACTACTGGAGACGCGGACGAAAATGGGATTTGGTCAACATTAGCATATGTTGATAAAAGATCTAGCGGATTTAAAGTAGAAGGCGATAACTTTAATAGTGAACAGGTTATCGATTCGAATAACTCTCGCCAAAACACATCCGCGGAAAGCGATGTTTACAACTATCCTTCTGGACTTCTACCAATAAATAATTCGTTTAATTATTATCAGCTTAATGCTACCACAATTAATGGACAATATAGGAATAGATTTGTTATCGAATGTTTAGATTCGGCCCCTTCTGACGTAGCTGCATCTGCAGCTGCTGGTAAAATACATTGGCCGGTAGGAGATACGAACACAATTTTTACTAGATTTCGCAATGAGCATGGTGAAAATAATGTGATAGGATTATTTAGTGGAAGATACTACCGGGAGAGAGATTATGATCAGACTGGTGTTGACGGTGTTGCCAGCTCAGCTTCTAGAAAACTAGCTTCACCTTCATTAATTATAACAACAACTGCTTGATAATAATATGTCAACATTTTCAAACCTATTCATAGATCAAGGATCGAATTTTAATACGACGATTGATTTGTCTGACACTCCAGGTTTAGTACTTACTAACTATACTGCTGCGGGTAAGGTTGCTAAATCTTATGATGGTACTGCAAAAGCAACATTCACTGCAGCTGTTGATAGTACTGCTAAAACAGTATTAATTTCATTAACTGCGGCTCAAACTGCAGCTCTTAAACCTGGAAGGTACGTTTATGATATTATTATCGTATCTCCCGATACTCCTGCTGAAGTAACAAGGATTGTAGAAGGACAAATTGACGTTACACCTGGAGTCACGTTTGATTCTTCTGCACCAGAAACATAATACACTAATGTCCATTAAAGCAAAAGTAACTACACAAAACACCATAAACGCTCAGGTTAATCCCGATACAAAGATTATACCTAAGCAAATCACGACTGGTGGTGGAGCTGCTTTAACTGATGGTGATGGTATTGAAGATTTTGTGTATACTGGATCTAGTCCAAGCACCGTTGCCGTTGATAACAGCGTTCTTCGAACATCGGGGAATCAAACAGTTGGTGGAACAAAAACATTTGCTGACACCGGATTGAATCAGCTTAACGATGTCACTTTAACAAATGTATCTGATGATGCTATAATTAAATATGACGGCACCTCAACAAAGTTTGTAAATACTGATATTTTGGACGGTGGAAATTTTTAAACATATAAATATATAAAAGAAAACTTAGCAATAGAACAGATTTATGTCGAACTCAATTAGAATTAAAAGAAGAGCATCCACAGGAGACGCGGGTGTTTCAGGCGTCACTCTTAAAAACGGTGAATTGGCCTATAACGAAGCTGATGATGTTCTATACTATGGATATGGAGTCAGCGGTAGTAACGCAGCCCAGATAAAACCAATCGCTGGTAACCTACCTGCAACCACCTTGTCCAATTATGTAAATCGAACAAGTGCTCAAAGCGTTGCCGGGGTAAAAACGCTGACTAGCCTTTTAAACGCAAACGGTGGTATTGCAGTTGATACTAATAAATTTACTGTTGCCGATGGATCAGGTAATACTGCTATTGCTGGTACACTTGCAGTCACTGGAATTACAACACTTACCGGTGCATTAAACGCAAATGGCGGTATTAACGTTAACAGCGGTAAATTTACGGTTTCATCAACTGATGGTTCAATTACAACATCTAATGGTTCATTCATTATCGATGCATCAGGTAATATTACTTCTGCAGGTAATATTAGTTCTGGTGAGTATACAGCTTCACCAATCGCAGCAGCATACATTGGCAATCTTAATGCATCTAAAATAACTGCTGGTGAATTTGATAAAGACAGACTACCTGAAGCAACAGCAACAGCGAAAGGTGCAATTGAATTATTTAGTAATACTGATCAAAGTGTGGCAGCTAATGCAGTAACTGCTACAGCGGGTAAGACGTACGGAATACAGCTTAACTCAGCTGGCCAAGCAGTCGTTAACGTTCCTTGGTCAAACACTCAGACTCCAGTCAGAGATGTTACTGTTGACGGCCATGCTCTAGATTCTGGTGAGGCATTAGATCTTATATCTGGAACTAACATAACGCTTACCGAATCGGCCGGTGACGTAACAATTGCAGCTGCTCGCAGACCCGTTACTGCCGGAGGTAATACGTTAGCTAACGGCGAAACTTTGGCTATTACTGCTGGATCTAACATAACCATCACAGAAAGTGGAGGAGCTGTTACAATTGCATCTGTAAATGATACCAATACTTTTAGGCCCGTTACTGCTGGAGGTAATACACTAACTAGTTCAGAAACTTTGGCTTTTACTCCTGGAACTAACGTAACCATCACAGAAAATGCTGGAGCTGTTACAATAAACTCATCGCGTGCAACTAGAGCGACCCTTGGCCTTGACACTGATGATGATGTTGTATTTGGAAGTTTAGAACTAAGCAGTGGAGAAACTAGCTCCAGTGGGGAAGCTACTATTAAAGGTCCTGCTACACTTACACTTGATCCACGAGGTCACGGTGATGATACTGGTACGGTTGTTATTTCTGGTAATCTTCAGGTTGATGGAACAACTACCACGGTAAACTCTACTGTTGTAGAAATTGACGATTTAGCTATAGAGCTTGCACACGATGCTACAGACTCAGCCACTATTAATGGTGCTGGTCTTAGGTTTGGTACAAACAGCTCGGGTGAAGCGGTACATGATTTTCTTTATGTTCACACCGCTACTAGAATGGAACTAAGTTCCGGATTAAAAGTTGCTGGTGGGCTTCAAGGCACGACTCTTACAAGCTGCACTATAGACGGTGGAACATTCTAAAAATTATAATACATAACTTGTATAAATAGATATCGTAGGGAGTAATATCCTTACGATATTTTATTATATAGGCTCTATAGTCTATTTCTACCGATTCTATAATCATGTCAAACACTATTACCCTTAAAAAGTCAGGTGTGTCAGGGAATGCACCGTCTTCAAGTGATCTTTCATTAGGTGAAATTGCCCTCAACTATGCAGATGGTCACCTTTATTATAAAAGCGGAGCATCTGCAACACCAGCTAAACTTAACGCAGGAGATGCAGACACTACTGACGGGTTTCATTTGAACCAAGATGTTCGCAGCACAGCATCTCCAACGTTTAATGGAGTGACAGCGAGTAATTTATATCTCGGAAGTTCTTCAGTCAGAATTTCTCCTGGCGGAAACGGTGAAATAGGATTAAATTAT